TTAAAAAAAGAACAAATGGTAGTGTCCGCTATTGCCAGTACACCTCAGGGTATAAGGGGTTATGGCCACCGGACTACCAAACGGCTGCCAGCCCTCTTTCAGTTTATGTGTCAGCTTTTCCGCAAGATCTGACGGCGGCGCCGCCCTGACAACATCATAGTGTTTAAATGCCATGGTTCTTTCCACCATCTGAAAAATAATTCTTTAAAATACCTGACATGTAATACAGAAAAAACACAAAACCATACCTTAAATAAAAACCTGATTATCAAGCAGATATGCATGGATAAACTACAAGACGAGATATAAACCACCCTGCATTTAAATAAACAATAAACAACATCAGAAAAATAATTCTGCTCTATGGTTTACATTCAAAAATATCATTTATACTTTTCAGAACATCACCAGCAAGGCATAAACAAGGAAACTAAATGAAGTGGATTGTGATTGATACAGTTATCCAGCCATCATGCGGAATATCTTTTTCAGTCATATGGAGTAAAATAAAATTAATAATCTGGTATCAATCGGATGCTTTCTTACCTCCTGAAAGTATATTTACACTGACTCACACAGGCATCATGCTCAATAACAAAGTGCTACCTGTAACCATTTACAACGTAGTACCATTCAATAAAACATTCTGGAATTCAATCAAAAATAGCCAGGAATGCCCTACAAATACAGATAACGTATTGAATGAATGCTTTAATAACCGTTGCACTCTGCAAATATGTCCTTATGGACTAAAACAACAAAGTCCATAAGGAGTTTACTCACATCTGACAAAATCAATATAAACAGCCCCTCCGGAGAGGGGCTGGAGAGTGGCGCTATGTGCCATTGCATGGTGCCGGGTGCCTCCCGGTGAATTCAGTACCAGCACCTGAATCCGCGATTATCCCATATACCTACTCGCTGATTGCCCCTCCGCACAGGGGGATTCACCATGCCAGTTTCTTTTAACAAACTCCCCGCAAACCAGACAACAGTCAACCGCCTGAATTGTGAAGTATTTAAAAATTTCTCCCGCTAACTGATACCCGGCTAACAGTCTGGCGTTTTCTTTTTCAGCAACGGGAAAGCAACAACCACCACACCCGCCACCAGCACACCGTCAGCCAGCACTGACATTATCCGGCTGCTGCAATGCCATTCACAAAAACAGTAAGCAATCACTTTTTACCGTAACAGGTGATAATCCAGATATGTATCTACCCCAGATGAGTAATCCGAAGTTCATCCATACCACAGGTCCTGGCTATTCTGTTGTACTCCTGAACAAGAGCAAATAATTCTGAATTAGCAACCATGAACTCATCGCAAACCCTCTGTATAGCATCACTATTCAGAATAATAACGTCTCTTCCCGAAAGACGATCAGGAGTACAGAACAAAACTGTCAAACGGCTGAAGGCCTTTGCTCGTGCTGCATTGACTATATCAATACGCTGCCTAAGGATGAAACACCCCGACGCCTCATCAATATTCACTCTACCCACACCATATGAATGATAAATATTTAATGCTGAAAAAACCATTAGACCGTATAACAAACACTCAATCAATACTTAACAGAACTTTTATTTTTGACAAACATAAAATATTTTCAACAATATCCTGAGCCAGGTATATTTCAGTATAAGGCTCTGCCGGAAGGAATCTGGAAGAATGAATATGGCGCGCTGTACTGGATTCGAACCAGTGACCGATTGCTTAGAAGGCAATTGCTCTGTCCGGCTGAGCTAACAACGCATGATGCAGATAATGGACCGCCATCGGGGACTTGAACCCCGCGCAGCCAGCTTCGAAGGCTGGCGCTCTTTCCTGATGAGCTAATGGCGGTATGTGATGGTGGCCCTTGCTGGATTTGAACCAGCGACCTGGCGATTATGAGTCGCTCGCTCTCACCACTGAGCTAAAGGGCCGGGAGCCGCATAATAACGACGCGTAATTAATTCTTCAATATCATCCGTTCTGGCTGACTAAATCCTGTACTTCCCGAACCGTCTGCTCAAAACGTTCAGTCTCCAGCTCAACGCCAATTGCACGACGCCCGAGCGCCAGTGCCGCTTTCACTGTCGAACCCAACCCCATGAAAAAATCTGCAATCAGGTCACCCGGACGACTGCTAGCGCTGATTATCTGCTGCAGCATTTCTGCCGGTTTTTCGCACGGATGTTTCCCGGGATAGAACTGCACCGGTTTATGCGTCCACACATCGGTATACGGCACCTGCACCGTCACGCCAAAATACCGCCGCAGATGTTTATATTCACTCAGCAGCTCCGCATACTGCCGGTTCAGTGAGGTATACGTATCCACCAGCTGGTGGTGGAGCTTTTCCAGTTCACCACGCCGATGCTTCTCTTCTGCCACCCGGGCAAACAGCGCCTGTAATTTCAGATAATCGCTTTCATTCGGCAACTGCCACTGACCGGCACTGAACCAGTGCGACACCATGTTTTTCTTTCCTGTGGCATCTGCAATCTGTTTTGCCGTTATCCCCAGGGCAGCTCGCGCATCACGAAAGTAAGAAATCAGCGGGGCCATCACATGCTGTTTCAGTGCACTGCCCTTCGCCGCATACCCGGCATCTTTCGGACGATACGGCCCCTGATAATGTTCCGCGAACAGAATGCGCTCTGTGGCGGGGAAATACGCCCGCAGGCTTTCCTTGTTGCATCCGTTCCAGCGTCCGGACGGCTTCGCCCAGATAATATGGTTCAGCACACTGAAGCGTTCACGCATCATGATTTCGATATCAGATGCCAGGCGATGACCACAGAACAGGTAAAGACTTCCGGCAGGTTTCAGCACCCGCCAGAACTGCGCCAGACACTGGTCCAGCCACTTCAGGTAATCATCGTCGCCCTTCCACTGGTTATCCCAGCCCTCAGGCTTCACTTTAAAGTACGGCGGGTCCGTGACTATCAGGTCAACAGAATTTTCGGGTAACGACCGGATAAATTCCAGGCAGTCGGCGTTGATTAACTCACAACTGGATATTTTTACAGTATTAAGCATGGATCATTAAGCCTGTCTCTGATAGGCTCATTCTGCTTTTGCGCAAAGCAGTGGGCCTGAGGTTTGCTTGTGAACCCAACGCATGAGCAGATGGCTGGTGGGTGCCCCTAACACCCACCAGCCGCCCATTTACCACAAATAAAAAAGCCTTCACTGCGGAAGGCGTCTGTAACAACCGAACTGATAGTCTGCCAGACCCGCCATAACCAGCTGGGTCAGTATTAACTGGCAGCGTTCGCGTGAAAGGTAAGTATTCTGCGCTATCTCCCCGACTGTCGCCGGTTCGGTAACGCTTAATTCATTAAACACCACTCTGGCGGTTTCTGTCATATCCTGCTGTTTTAGCATGTCTTTTCCTTTTCCGGTTAACGTGACACACCAATAACTCTTGTCGAAAAAGCCAGCAAGCTGAAAGACAGGTATTCACCGCCACCAGCGCGTTTACTGTACTGACGCGATTTCAGTCATAAAAAACCCGCTCGGCGGCGGGTTGTAGAAACTCTTCTAACGTCAGGCATAAAACGCCCATCGTTATGACGAATTTACCACAGATTCCGGAAAAATCAACCTTGTTACCTAGTTACCTTTTTTAACTGCCGCTCAGCCCATGCTTCTTCAATATCAAACCGGGTCACCAGCGCATCATAAAATTTCTTAACTGTTTTTTCCCATGACGCGCGTGTTATCTGGTTTGTCACCTCGCATATAGCATTAAATGCCTCCGTTGATGGTAGTCTTTCATAGCCACGACCACCACAACGCTGGCAGTCTCTGATAACAGGCATACCACGTTTTACCGACTCTTCACGATGAATGGCGACACCACGCCCACGGCAATCCTTACAGGCGGTGGAAACCTCACCCTTTCCGCCACACTCCGGACAGGCAACTTTTACCACCTCCCTGACTTTTTTCCATTCTTCCCAGTAAGACGGATACACACCTTTCGTACACTTTGCCCATACCGGCGGCTTACCATCC